GATCCGTAAGCAGCTTGCCAGTGGACAGCCGACAGAGACGGTTACTGCGGAGTACTACTGATGCAGACCCGCTCTCTCCCCATAGGCAACGGCGTCACCCTGGATATCAACGACACCTCCGCAAAGGATGGCGTTTCAATCTCCTTCGTCAACGCCTACACCGACCGCAGCGGCGCAATCCGGACCTTACCAGGGTGCACCGAATACGCCGACACCGGAGCAGGCGACGTGCCGGTCTGGTCCTACTACTCGACTGACCTTGAGGTGTTGGTTATCGTGGCCGGCGGGCGGATCTTCACGCAGGCCGAGCATGATGGAGTTCTCACCGAGGTATCCGGCGCGACCATCTCCCTGACCTCCCCCCCGACCTTCACCGAAGATGCCGACAACATCTTTCTCGCCGCAGACTCCGTGATTTACAAGCTGGAAGGGACCACAGCTACAGCCGTCCCAAACTCGCCCTTGCACGTCACCAGTTTGGCCTACATCGGCGGCTATCTCAAGGCGAAGGGTGAGCTAGCATCCGGCGCGGTTGCTGGCGATACGCACTACAGCGACGATAAAGCCAACGGATACAGCGCGTGGGAGGTCTACAACAACGAGTCCCGACCTGACGCGCTGATGGCGATTGTGGTGGCTTACGAGCAAATTTACAACATCGGGCGCACGTCGCTTGAGGTCAGCTATATCGACGGCACCGTTCCCTTTTCGGTCAACAAGAACGCCGCGCAGCACTTCGGGACCATGGCCCCCCACTCGGTAGTTTTCGACGGCGAAAGCCTGTACTACCTTACGGAAGTGGCAAAAAGTCGAAAGATCATCCAGCTTGCCGGCGGCGGTAGTCCTCAAATCATCTCCTTCCCCATTGACGTACCGATAGAGAAGTTTGAGCGGGTAGACGACGCGCAGGGCTTCATCATGGCATGGGCGGGACAGAACGGGTATGCGATCACCTTCCCGACCGCAAACGCCGTGGTAGATGAGCAGTACTGGACCGGCATTACCCTTTTCTACCACCTGCAGAGCAAGGCATGGATCATCCTCGGCCAATGGGACGCAGCCACAGCGACCTATGGCCCTTACCGCGGCGTCTCCTTCACCTTTGTGGAACCGTGGGGGCTTAGGCTCATCGGCGGCAGAGACGGCAAGCTGTACAAGCTCCAGGCGACGGAAGGGCAGGATTACACGGACGCGCCGGAATTCCTGCACAGGTGGCGCGACAACGGGACAAAGGAATGGGGCAACGGGCGGCAAGTATCGCTAGGACTGGCAGGGCGGTACGAGCAGTTCCCGTCCATCCGGCAGTGTGGCGCATACCGCAGCAGGCAGCATCAGTTCATTTTCACCGACCATACCGACGCAGGGGAGATATTCCGCGCCTCTGTCAAGACCGGCCACATCTCGCACAAGGTGGCGAACAAGAAAGCCGCCGTGATGTACCGCTATGACGTGCAGTGCGGGCAACCGGAGTTTGTGCTTAACGGCGTGGTCGAGCAGTTCGACATTCTAAGGAGCTAACCTTAAAAGGAGACTTAAATGAATTTTGGACAAGCAGTTGAAGCATTGAAGCTGGGCAGCAAGGTAGCACGTGAGGGATGGAACGGCAGGGGAATGTTTGTGGTGCATCAGAAAGGTTACCCGCAGGGCATCCCTTGCAACAAACAGACGGCGGAAGCATGGGGGCTCAACGAGGGCGACCTCTTCCGGTGCGAGCCGTATCTGCAGATCAAGATGGTAAACGGTTCGCACGCAATGTGGGTTCCTTCCATCAATGATGTCTTGGCTGAAGACTGGTCAATAGTTCTTTAATGCCAAGCGAAAACCCGCAAACAACTCTCCCCCCTGTCCCGCGTGAGCCGATAGTAAGCAGCGGCGGGCAGACATCGGCGCAGTGGACCCGCTGGCTCCAACAGGTGCAGCGCGTCCTCTCCTTCGCCGGCGGGATAGCTTGGGGGATCGTCAACAAGGCGGGTTCAAAGCTATCGGATATCGAAACCCGCACCCATGCCATGTTGCAGGACGTTCTCGGATGGGTCAACGACGCCGACGACGCCCAGGTGCGGCACATTTCCAACGCAGACGGCAAGGTGTGGCAGGACCATGTTGACGTGACCGACGGCAACCCGCACGGCACCGACCATGCAATGTTGGAGTCGATAGCCGAACTCGACCCGACCAGCACGGACGCGACCAAGGACCGGCACCTTTCCGACGCGCAAGCCAAGGTGTGGCAGGACCATTCAGAAGCCACTGACAACCCGCACGCTACAGACCTTGAGCAAGTGACGGCAGAAGGGGCCAACTCTCCTCTTCTGTTCTCCTGCGGTGACAAGGTAGCTCTAACACCCGAAGGTGGCCTAGCCGTCAAGCTCACCAACCGCACAGGGACGGCATCGGTCAAGGGAAGCGTCCTCACCATGTCAACCGCCTATGACAACGCCTTTGCCCTACAGACAGCCGAATTTGACGGCGTGGCGGTGGCATACGAGAGCGGCATAGCGGACGGGGCGGAATCGTGGGTAGTGGTATCGGGCATCGCTGAGGTGCTGCTAAAAGACGGCACAGCGGCGACCCATGGCGCATGGACGAAGTGTGCCGACACGGACGGGCGCGCAGAGGCGACCATCCCGCCAAGTGGCATCGGGGCGCTTTCTACGGCAGACCATTTCAAGGAAATCGGGCATTGCATCGAAAGCAAGGCCGCAGGAACGGACGTGCTGGCAAAAGTCGTGCTGCACTGGAACTAAGGAGGATTTATGAGTTTTTTGGGTAGTTTCTTCGTACCTTGGGACCAGACCCACAGCAGCAACTCGCTTATCAGCACCATTGCGGACCCTATGGACCTTTCCGGCAACCGCGCAGATCGGGCCCAAGACAGCATTATGGGATCGCAGCAGGCCGCAGCCGATGCGTCCATGAAGGAGCTGCAGGACAGTTACGACAAAATCAAGGAACTGTACAAGCCCCTTGAGGACGCGGGAAGGGAAGGACTTGCACAACTCAACAGCCAAGGTTTCACGCCGTCCGATACCTACAAGAACAGCCTTGCAGTAGGTGAGCGCGACCTAGGCCGCAAGCTCCGCGCAATGGGCCGCTATAACTCCACATTCGGCTCACGGCAGATGGGGGAGTTTTACCAGAAATCCGCACAAGAGGAAGCCGACCGGCAGTATGCGCCGACCCTCTCGCTGATCCAGACGGGCAGCGGGGCGGTCAACGCTATCACCGGCGCGGGTACCACCTTTGGCGGGGCGACGGATAAAACGCTGGCAAATCTCGGCCAGGGGATGTTTAACGCCGCCCAGAACTACGGAGCGCAGCGGCAGAGCAGCATGAACAATGCGGCCAACACGCTCAGCTCAATGGCGCAGTACTACAACACTTAGGAGCCGACATGCTACCTCTCATTTTAGCGGGCGCTTCCATGCTTTCCAGTTCTGCCGGTACATCAGCCGCGCAGTCTGCAACCAAGGAAGGGGCAAGGGCTCAGACGAAGATAAACCAGCAGGCAATCGACAAGCGCCGCGCCATTCAAGACGATCTGACAGCCCGAAATAAGCCGTATTACGACCAGGGGATACAGCAGATACCGTCCATCCTCGCCATGAGCAAGAATCCCGATTTCTCCGCGTCTGACCCCGCATATGGCGACAAGTACAGCCAGGGGGCGAACCAGATGCGGCTTTCGAGCATGGCGCGGCTAGGGCGAAACCTTGCGCCGCAGTCGGAGCTCGACGCCAACTTCAACAACTCGGAACAGGCGCGACTCCTGAACCGCCGACTTGATATGCTCAAGGTCGGATACGGGCAGGCAGGGACGGCGGGGCAATCGCTCATGACCACCGGCACCTCCATTGCCGACATCGGGCAGCGGATCGGGAACATTCAGGCGAACGCGCAGACTCTCAGGGGGCTTGGGCGGCAACAGGCAACAGACGAAGCCATGGGCGGGGCCAGCTATATTCCGCTGTACCTCAACTATAAACGGCTGAACTCGGAGGGGTAAATGGCGCAGAACAACGTGTTTCAGATGCTGGCGCAGCAGGAGCTTGACAGGCCGCAGCGGAGACTTTCCAAGTTGCAGACCCAAATGGCTGAGATGCAGATGAAGAAGGCCACGGAGGAGCAGGCGTATCAAGACAGGTTCAAAACTGCGATGAATAGCGGCGGTCAACCGCTGTCGCTTTCCAGTATAGGCGACCCTACATCAGCCGTGAACGTCCCGCGCTCGCCGGAAATGCCACAGCAGCCCACGATAGTGGACCAGTTCAAGCGGCAGTACGACTTTCACTTACAAAATGGCCGCGCAGACCTCGCACAACAGGTAATGGAGCATCAGGTGGACCTGTCGAGCAAGGCGGCGAAGGTGGCAGAACAGGCGTTCAAGACGGGCGGCAAGGAGGGGCTTGCAGCATGGCTACAGGCAAACCCAACCTTTGCCCCCCTGCTAGGCGACCCCTCGCACATGCAACTCACTCAGGACGGCGTACTCTTCCCCGCTTCCGACGAGAAGGGGCAACCGGTACCGGGCATGTTCTGGTATCGCGGGGCAGACGGAAGCGTGCAATGGAAGGAGATTAAGCCGCAGGTTGACCAGGAGGCGCTGATCGACAAGCGATTCGCCAACCAACAGAAACTGCAATCCGAGCAGATCGCAGCGCAGGACCGGCGCACGGCGCAGCAGATAGCGGCGGCGGATAGACGGGCGGCGAAGTCTGGAACCCGCGATACGATGCAGGGTGGCAAGCCCACAGGTGGCAAAATCCTCCCCGCTGGCCAACTGGAATCCATCGCAGACATGAAGCGCGTCAAGGATGTCCTGGCGGAAGCATCCGACTTGCTCAAGGGTGGCAAGGTCGATACCGGACCCGTCTCTGGACGCTTGCAATCTCTCGGCGCAAAGGTCGGGCTTGCCTCTGACAACTTCGTCAACCTGCAGCAGAAGATGCAGACGGCAGAGAACATTATGCTCAAGCTCCGATCTGGCGCGGCTGTCACTGAGAGCGAGTACCAGCGGTTCAAGAAGGAATTCCCGCGCACAAGCGACACTCCCGAAGTGCGGGACCGCAAGATGTCGAATGCGATTCAGTACGCCTCAACCCTCATGGACAGCAAGATGGACATTTACGAGGAGGGCGGTTACAGGGTGCCACAGAGCGTCAAGAGCGGTAGCAGGCTGGTGCAGAAGGGCAACGCGCAGCCGAAACAGGGACAGACCAAGAAGGGCGGCAGGTTCACCATCATCGAGGTGAAGTAATGGCACGGTACACCGTAAAGGACAACGCGACCAAGAAGACCGTCACTTTTGAATGGGAGGGGGATGCACCGCCGACAGATTCGGATATGGCGGAAGTGTTCAGCGCGGCGAGAGTGACCCGCTCGGCTGAAATCGGCAAGGGCGCCAAGATGTCGCCGCAGGAGGCAAGCACCTACGCCGCAGACCGTGCGGCATTCGCGCAGCAGGGGGGTGTGTCCACCTTTGGAGCCAAACAGGGCGGCGACACGCGCAAAATCAGCTACAGCGATACCGGTTACCGACCGAATCAGCCCGCGAAGTCACTCAAGGATGTGGCAAGGAACGCCGTGCAGGACGTGGTGGAGCTTCCCCTCATGCCGGTGCGGATGCTTTCTGACATTGCCAACTCCCCTGATACGCCGCGCACACTCAAGGACATCGGTGTCAATATGGCGCGTGGTCCGTTGGAATTCGTGCCGGGAGTGGGCGAGATGTTGGGCGGGCGATCAGCAACTGAGGCATGGGCGACTAACCCTGGATTCGGGGCGATGACGCTGGCAGGCGGGGCAGCAATAGGGCGCGGTGTAAAGGCTGGCATGGCTGAGCGAAGGGCGATACCGGCAGTGGAAAAACTGACCAAAGAGGTTGACAACTCCTTCAACAAAGCGGTTCGCCCGTCAGTGGAGAACACCCGCACTGCAGCCCAAGCGGCGGGCTACACGGACAACGCAAGAACTGCCGTGAAAGAGATAGTCATCAACAAGGGCAATTACAAAATAGTCAACGAGCATGGCGAAGCGGTTGCTGGGCTTCCACAAAACCTTGACCAGTTCCGTCAATCAATCGACGGCACGAAGCGGGCTATCTGGAAAAAGGTTGAGGAGATAAACAGCGCGGCAGGGGCGAAGGGTGCAGAGGTTCCGCTGCAGTCAGCGGTATCGGAACTCCAAAGTCTGAGAACTAACCCCGTATATTCCACCATGGAGCCGGAAACGGTATCTTACGCCGCAAAACGAGCCGACGCACTATCTAAGCAACGAGCTTTTACTGTAGATCAGGCGCAGGATGCCATTACCCTTGCAAACCAGAGCCTCAAGAACTTCTACCGCAACCCCTCGACCGATACAGCGTCTAGGGCATACGTGGACAGCCTCATAGCAAACCATCTGCGCAGCAACCTTGACGCCGCACTGGAATCGGCGACAGGGACACCAGCCGCCGCAGGATTGCGGAAGTCTTACGGCTCGCTCAAGGCGATTGAGCGGGATGTGAACCAGCGGGCAACAGTGGACGCGAGAAAGAACACAAAGGGGCTGCTTGACTTTGCGGACGTCTACACGGCGGGCGAACTGGTCAACGCGCTTGCATCCTTCAACCCCGCAGGAATAGCCAAGGCTGGCACGATGGCGGCGGTCAAGGGGTACATAAAGAAATTGAACGATCCGAATACCCACGTCAAAAGGGTTTTCACTGCAGCAGACAAGCTGGTCAACAGGGTAGACATTCAGCGCCCAACACCGTACAGCGTCCCGACAATCAGCAGGAATCAAACGGTGCTGGATTCAGAGTCGATACCAGCTGCGTCCGGTGGATCACTCGGGGATGCCATACCGGGAGGGTACCAGAAAACATACGGATGGGATGGCAAACAGGCAGGCCCGCAAGGCGTCCTCAATCCTGAGGTGCTTCCGCAGAGGTCAAGAATTTCCAACTTGGGCGATCTTGTCGGAGATCCAACGAGGTACCAGCGGGAGTACGGATGGGAAGGGCGGGGTCAATTATCGTCCATGGCAAATCCCGAAACACTCCCGCCGCAGCAATCGAGCCAGATGGTAAGGCTGTCTGATATTGGCGGGCGCATTGTGCCTCACAGAGAGGCCATGGCAAAGCGAGTCCCCCAAGGATTTAACCCAGAAGTCGCAGTTGGCAGAGAATCGCAGTTGGGCGATGTAATACCGGGGCGCAAACCATCCAATAACTCAAGTCCTACGAAGCCGCAAGGAGGCGCACCCCCAAGAAATATAAATACGCTCAACCCTGACGCACCCGCAAGGAAGCAGTTGTCACCCAACCTTTTATCCACAACAAAAGATCATCAGTCACAAGCTTTACAGCCAAAGGCTATCACCTGGCGCGATTTCGTCGCATCCAAGATGAGCCAGTACATGAAGGAAGAAGGTAGCCATTCCGCTGCCATGAAGCGTATGTCGCGAGAGTGGAAGGATATAGCAAACAAACTCAACCCCAAAAAGGAGACCACAAATGAAAGGTAAAAGCTGCAGCATGGGTAAAGGGATGAAGATGGGGATGGCGCCGAGACCGCCCCGCCCGCCGAAGAAGCCCGGCACGAAGAAAGCCTAACCTGCGGGGGCTTCGCGGCCCCCTCCTTCACAGGAGAATTACTCATGCCACAAAACACGCCCGAACTTGCGTGGTGGGTAATGACTGGGGCCATGATTGGCCTGCTATCCCTTGTGACGTGCGGCGTTGGCATCATAGGGTATCTGATCAAGACCGGCAACGATGACCAAAAGGCGGGGCTTGGCCGCTTGGCAGACAAGATAGACGAAATGCAGGCCCACAGTGCAACCACAGACATAACGCTTGCCAAGCACATAGCGGCGTGCATGGAGCGCCACAAGGAGCATACCACATGAGTACTTACGCACAATCCATCGACTTCCTTCTATCTCAGGTGCGGACCTCTGCGGGCGCTTTGACTGGCGGATCAGTCTACGCCTACGCAGCCGGGACCGACGAGCTGAAAATCATCTGGCTCGACAGGGCGAAGACCATCC